CATACCTCTCAAGATCCCACCAGGCGTGTACCGAAACGGCACTGAATACCAGTCTGCTGGCCGGTGGTTTGACGCCAACTTGGTACGCTGGTTTGAGAACACTCTCAGACCGATTGGCGGCTGGCGCAAGAAGTCAGAAACAGCCATGACAGGATCATGCCGAGGCATATTGACTTGGAGATCAAATACTGGCGGCAGATACATTGCCCTTGGTACGCACTCCAAGCTCTATGTGATGGATGAGAATGCGGTACTCAAAGAGATCACGCCATCAGGATTCACAGCAGGACGCGCCAGCGCCGTCAGCGGTACAGGCTATGGCTACAACACCTATGGATCATTTGCTTATGGCGTTGCCCGACCTGACATTGGCTCTGTAGCGCCAGCAACGACTTGGAGCTTAGACACTTGGGGCGAGTACCTGATTGCCTGCTCTGACACCGATGGCAAGCTCTACGAGTGGCAGTTGGGTTTCACAACGCCAACGCTGGCTGCGGCCATCACCAATGCGCCAACAGGATGCGCGGCAGTGATGTCCACCGCAGAGCGATTTGTCTTTGCCTTGGGCGCATCAAGCAATGGAAGACTGGTGCAATGGTGCGATCAGGAGAACAATACTGTATGGACGGCGGCGGCCACCAATCAGGCTGGTGATTTTGAATTAGCTACCAGCGGCTCACTCAAGTGCGGAAAGCGCGTCAGGGGCATCAATTTGCTATTCACTGACGTTGATGTCCATACAGCCACATTTGTCGGCCTACCCTATGTCTATTCATTTGAAAAGGCTGGATCAGGCTGTGGTGTGATTTCATCGCAGGCTGTGGCAGCCATTGATACTGCCGCCATTTGGATGTCTACATCAGGCTTTTGGATGTTTGATGGATACGTCAAGCCTTTGCCTTGCGATGTCTCCGACTATGTGTTCCAAAACTTGAACTACAACCAAGCAAGCAAGGTGTACGCCGTACACAACAGCAAGTATGGTGAGATTTGGTGGTTCTATCCATCCAGCTCAAGCAATGAAGTTGACTCTTATGTCATCTACAACTACCGCGAATCGCATTGGAATATTGGCGTGATGGGCAGGACGGCTGGCACTGACAGGGGCGTATTCAAGAATCCCATCATGGTTGACGCATCAGGCTACATCTATGAGCATGAGGTTGGCTATGCCTACGATGGAGGCTCTGTCTATGCAGAGTCAGGACCTTATGAGATTGGCGCTGGTGAGAACATCATGTCGGTGCGTCAAGTGATTCCTGACGAGCAGACATTGGGCGAGGTACAGATCAGCTTCAAGTCTCGGATGTACCCAACGTCAACAGAAACGACACATGGACCATATCCAGCGTCACAGCCAACCGATGTGCGGTTCTCTGGCCGTCAGGTAAAGGTCAAGTACACAGGCGCAATATTGGATGATTGGCGCGTTGGCGTGAATCGATTTGATGCTGTGGCGATGGGTAAGCGTTGAGCGACAAAGAGGATTTGGAGAGGCTGCGCCATCATGTGGTTGCGGCACTAGAATACTCTGGAGGAACTCATGGAATTGAGGACATTGCAGAGGGTATTGAGGCGGGAAAATTCCAACTGTGGCCTGCTGATAACTCTGTGATAGTCACTCAGATCAATGTCTACCCGCGACTCAAGAATCTGCACTTCTTTCTTGCTGGCGGCGACCTAGATGAAATCAAATTAATGCAACCTTTGATTGAGCAGTGGGGCAAGAGTATGGGTTGCACAAGAGTGTCTTTAGCTGGCCGTAAGGGTTGGGCAAAGACATTCTTAAAGGATGAGGGGTACACGCCAAAGTGGTTTGTACTTAGCAAAGATTTATAAATGTCAAACAACTTTGGCAAGTTAAAGGGGTAAGAGATGAGTAAAGACAGCGGCGGTGGCAGCCAAACAATGACTCAAAAAATTGATCCAGCGGCGAGAAAAGCGTGGATGGATCAATTAGAGCAGTCAAAAAAAGTAGCAGCCAATCTTGGCGTGCGTCAGTTTGCTGACTTTGATCCCTTGTATATGCAAGGTCAGAACCTCCTTACTAATCTTGGACTCAAGCCATTTGATGCCTCATCTATCAGAGAGTTTATGAATCCATATGAGCAAGAAGTCATACAAGGAACATTGGGTGATATTGAGAAGTCGCGCATGATGGCTGCAAATCAAGTAGCAAATCAGGCAAATGCGGCTAAAGCGTTTGGTGGATCACGCTATGGCGTCCAGCAGTCATTGACAGATCAGGCTGCATTGGAGCAGGCCGCAAAGACATCTGCTCAGATGCGTCAAAGCGGTTATGGCACTGCTGCTACCTTGGCAATGAATGCACGCAATTTAGGATTAGAGGGCGCAAGATCAGTTATGGGTGCTGGCACTGCACAGCAGCAGCTTGCACAAGCGCGACTTGATGCTGCTAGAAATCTTGCGTTGGAAAAACTCGGCATCACTGGTACTGCTGTTGGCTTGCAGCCTGCCAATCTTGGCGGCACATCAAGCCAACCAACATATAGCAATCAGGGTGCTGGTGACTTGGGTGCTATCGTTAACCTAATCGGGCTATTAATGTGAACTATCTAGACTTCTTAAAACCAAAAAGCGAGATGGGTCAACCAGGCTTGCGTATGCCATCAGCTAATTATGGTGATGGGCTTGGAATGCGTATGCCGTCACCTACTTATGGTGATGGGCTTGGCATTAAGCCACCAGAATCATTTGGTAATGTCTCAGGCAAGCCATTTGATCCAGCGGCAATTCTGTCATTGCTTGGTGAGTTTGGGCAAGAGCAGCAGCAACAGCCTCTACCAATGCAACCAATGCAAATACCTAGTGGCAGTAATTTAAGCTATGAGCAATTGTTGAAGATGTATGGTGTTCAAGGACTACTTGGTTGAGGTGAAAAATGGCAACATTTACAGACTTATATAACTCCATTGGCGGCTCTGAATACGGATCTAATCTCAAGCCGTCACCAGCACCGCGCTCAAACCCTATCGGCTTACTTTTTGGCGGGGCTGATCAAGGCATGGACGATTACTTTAGCGAGGCGCAGCGCAAAGCGATGCAACGCCAAGCACTTTTCGCTGCTGGCGCAGCTCTGCTTAGATCAAGCGGTCCAAGCACCACAAGGACAACGCTAGGCCAAGCAATTGGACAGGGCTTAGAGGCTGGCGCAGCAGGCTACCAAAAGGCGCAGCAGGCTGCCTTGGCGCAGTTGCTTACCAAACAAAAGATGGATGAGTACAAGCGCCAAGTGGCTGATGAGCAAGCATACAGAAATATGTTTACTCCAGCACCAATTGCAGGCCAACAGGTAGGTGCAATGCCAGCGGAAGCATCACCTAATGTTGACTATGGTCTTGTACCAAGCCAGCCACAAGGCGCAATGATTGGTCAGCAAATGCCTGCTGTATCGCCTGTTCAGTCTGGCTTATCTTCTTTGTCTCAGGTACAAAGAGACTTGCTTAGAAGTATGACGCCCAAAGAGGGTCGTGCAAAGCTCTTAGATTTATTGCAACCTCCTGAGATTACAGGGCAAGCATTCAAGGCAGAGGATGGCAACTACTACTACATGACCAAGCAGGGTCCAATTCCAGCATCGATTAAGCCTGCTGATTTGGCGCTTGAAGAGTTTGGCGCACCAGTAGCAGAAGTTAGGGGTGGAAAAACTGTAATGGTGCAGTACAACAAAAAAGGCCAAAGCAGAATTGCAGAGGGTGTTGCGCCATACGAGCCACAGTCACAAGATATTCGCGCTGTTGAATACCTTGGTGGAGTGCCATTGGCTGGAAGTGGTCCAAAAGGTATTGCTGCTCTTGGCGAGTATCGTCAACAAGTCGCGCCAAAGAATATTGTCAATGTGCCTGACTTCACCGCTGGTGAGCGAGGCTTTAAGAACGAAAGAGATTTGGGCAAAGACTTCAAAGGCGAGCCTATCTATAAAGACTTCAACGACATGAAAGCTGCTTATGGTCAGGTGATTACAGCACTTGACCAAGGTACACCAATTGGTGATGTTGCTGGTGCAACCAAGGTGATGAAGTTGCTTGATCCTGGCTCTGTCGTGCGCGAGACTGAACTTGCTATTGCTATGCAAGCATCTGGAAGATTAGATCGACTGCAGAATTATTTCAGTCTATGGGCATCTGGGCAAAAGCTCACACCTACTCAACGCGATGACTTTAAGCAATTGTCAACAGAGCTTTATGCGGCTGCTGGTCAGGCTTACAACCAAAAGCGTGGTGAGTACAAAAATTTTGGCGGCGCATATGGATTCAAGAATCTTGATACTGCGCTTGGTGAAGAAGCAAAACTTCCATCAATTATTAGGAAACAACCTGGCGGCGCAGCCAAGCGTATGCCAATGACAGATATCTTCAAACGTCCCCAATGAGGCAAAATCATGAGTGATTTAAAAAAGCAGATTGATCTAGCCAAAAAAGAGGGCTACCAAGATGATGAAATTATTCAGTTTCTTTCAAGTGGCATGGGTGATCTGCCTGATTTAGCACCTCAAATCAATACCGCCATTGAGAACAACTACACACCATCAGAAATATTGAAGTTCTTGTCTGAGCGCAAATCGCCTGCTTATGAAGCTGGCGCGAAAAAGTCAGAGCTGGAAAAAGGATTCTTGGCGGCCATGCAGGGTCCGACAATGGGTTTCTATGATGAGATTGCTGGCGCTGTTGCCGCGCCAATAAGAGCCATCACCGAGGGCGTTCCACTGTCTCAGGCGTATCAAGAGCAGCGAGACATCATTCGCGGCGCTGCTGAGTCCTATTCCAAAGAAAACCCATATACAGCTATGGGATTGCAGGCGGCAGCCACATTGCCAACATTGGCGATTGGCGCACCAGCAAGGGTTAGCCAAGCCGTCACACGCAATGTTGTCATGCCTGCTGTTGAGGCTGTATCGCCAAGGCTTGCACAGTTTGGACGCTACCTTACTCAGCCACCAGCCGCAGGCCAAGTCATGGGTATGGGTCAGCGTATGGCGCAGGCCGGTGCTGCTGGCTTGGGCTATGGCACTGTTGGTGGACTTGGTACATCAGAGGGTGAAACCATTGCCGACATCAGCAAAGATGTGGCAAAGAGTGCCGCCATTGGTGGCGTGGTAGGTCCAATATCTCAGCCAGTGATGGGAGTTCTTGGCGCTACTGGCCGTCAGATCGCCGCAAGAGTATCACCCGCAAGAGCTGAAACCTATGCACAGCAAAAGGTGGCCGAGGCTTTACTGCGTGACACGCCACCCGATCTGCTCGCCAGCGCATTGACTATGTCGCAGGCTCGCATGGGCAGGCTTGGTCCTGAAGCTCGCGTGGCTGATGTTGGTGGTGCGAATATGCGCCAACTGTTGGACACCATTGCAACGCTGCCAGGCGAGACAAAGCAAGCCTTGGAGCGTGCCATCAGGGAGCGCCAAGCTGGACGCGCTGGCCGTCTTGTGACTGCCGCTGATACGGCTTTAGGCACTCAAGGCTCTCAGTTCCAGCAGAGCATCGACAACTTCAGTGAGCTGCGCCGCATTGAGTCGCGTCCTTTCTATAACGTCATTGACCAAGCAGTGGTGCAAGTCGATGAGCCTTTGATGCGGTTATTGCGTAGATCAGAGTCTTTGCAGGGTGCTGCCGAATTGCTGTACCGCACAAAGACTGGTCAGGCAATTGATCTGTCAAAGTTGCAGTCTGGTCAGCCAGTACCAATGAATGTGCTGGACACATTGAAGCAGTCTTTGTATGACTCAGCTCAAAGTCTTAAACGCTCTGGCGCTAATCAGCAGGCCATGGCCTATGACGATGTGCGCCAAGAATTGATCAAGGCACTGAGTGAAAGATCGCCAAAAGTTGGCGGCAAGTCTGCCTACGCGCAGGCCATGGAGAAGTGGGCAGGACCATCACAGATGATGGATGCCGCCGAGCTTGGCCGCAAGGCGATGACTGGTGACATTGTCAACTTCAAGCAGGAATTGCGCGGATTGACTGGTTCAGAGATGGACGCATTCCGCATTGGTGCGTTGCAGGCTCTACGCCAAAAGACAGGCACAGAGGCTGGTCAGACTTCATTGCTGAAGATGTGGAAAGAGCCAGCAACGCAAGAGCGACTCAAGGCTGTATTCGGTAATGACTACCGAGAATTCGCAGCAGCCGTTGCCAAAGAAGCTCGCCTCAAAGGGTTGGAGTCTGCTGGCCGTGGAGCGCAGACAGCGGCACGCGCTGCTGGCATGGCCGATCTTGATGTCGCACCAGTGATGCAGGCAGGGCAGGCGGTTGCCTCTGGCAATGTGCCTGGCATGATTACATCAATGTCTAACCTATTTGGTCAGGTCAAGACGCCAGAGGCAGTACGCAACCAAATGGGGCGTATGCTGCTCTCACGCGAACAGCAGAAACTGCTTGATCTGTCCGAGTCAATTCGCCGGTTGAACGAGGCACGCTCACGCGCTGCTGGCGCTGGTGGTTATATTGGTGGACAAACTGGAATAATCGGATCTAACCTCGCAGGACAATAAATCATGGCAGACAACATACGCGCCACACCGCGCAATGAGTTTCTAGGATTACTGGCTGACGCTATGTATGGTGGCTTGGAGTACATGAAAGACCCGCGTAGGACTCAGCAGATGCAGGGTTTGGCTGGTCTGCTTGAATCAACTGGCATCCCTAAGACTACTGAGCGTATGGCGTATGGTGAGCCACTCACCAATATTGGCGCTGCCAATGTGCCATTGCTCAAGCCTGAGACTGCTGAAGCGATGATGAATGTGGCTCCAATGGTTGGTCCTGCTGCGCGTGGTGCTGAAAGAGCAGCGATGGCCGCTGGTCGTGCTGGCGAGAGATTGGCTGAGAGGGTTGTGCCTCAAGTGATGGAGCGTGGTGGTATTGGCGCTGGACTGCTGAGTGATATGGCGCAGGGTACACGGAGCAATGTATATATACCTGTCACCAAAACAAAGCCAAATCCGATAGTTGGTACAAGATATGAAACCGAACAATTACCTGGCATTGTGCCGAGACGGAAAGTTAACTACGAAGAAATGCGTGGCGGCAGCATTTTCACATACCCAACTGATCAACTAAGTCGCAATGTCAAAGTCACCAATGTCAGCGACATACCACTTGGAAACAATTCTTTTGTTACCCCAGGCGGGTTGATGTACATGATGGATGAGAACAACATTGCAAAATTTATTGGTTATGCCTCTGGTCAGGCACAGGCCATGTCGCAAAATAATCGAGCTTTGCAGGCCATAGAAGAAAACCTAAAGATGGGCGGTACTGGGCGCGTGTTTATGGCTCCGCACACAATGCCGCCAGGTGGAGAAAACTTCTCAACTGGCCCAACGCTTGGACTTTTATCGTTGATTGATGCTACAAACCCAAGTCCCAAATTTCTTAATCAAATATCAGATCAGATGAGGGCAATGACTGTTAAGGGTAAGCCTGGTAAATACAAAGACTTTGTCGGATTAAATGATCCAGCATCGCGTTTGCAATTGCTGACGGGAGAAGGTTTGCCTGTTGGTAGTGCAGGAGATTTGCGTAAAGTATTTGTGGACAAGATGAGCAATGTTGGTGTAGAGAAGGGTTTGGGATTTAACTATCCCGATCTGCAAAACGCAATGCTTGATCCCAATGTGATGTACAAACAACCATTCTTGATGGGTGACTCAATCTTTGAGGCATTACCAAATTTAGGAATTTCACGCGGTACTCATGGCGCATATGGATATGACATTCCTGGCGTTTTCTTAGGAAACACTAGGGGCGCACCAATCAGCGAATTTATGCAGCCCTTGTACAACAAAATTTTGCCAACGCAAATGAATAAGCCTGGCTCAGATATAAAAAGAGCAAGTCTAGAAGATTTGTTTCTCAATTATCAATTCCCTGGCGACATCCCTGCTGGTAGAACATATGCAGACCCAAACCAATTAACTCGCGGTGTGTTGTCCACTGCTGGCAAGGATATTTCCATGTTCATGGATGACAAAGAAATAGCAAGACTCAAGCGTCTTCTTGGGGATGACTAATCATAATTATGTAATGCTCAAGAGCACGAATTGCTTCATTGACAATTGCTTCTTGCTCTGACGTAGACATATTTGTCATTGCGTCATCTGGCTGAACATCAACATTGATTCCATAATCAGGTATCAATTTAACATCTAAAGTAATTTTCATCATCTATCTCCAAACAGCGCAGCCACCAGCGGATCGCGCTTAATCTTCCACTTCTTTGCTCTTTCCTTGGCCATGCGAAAAGCATGATCGTCAAGGGACTCTTTAGACCGCCAGCGTTTGAGCCTCTCTTGCGCCGTCAGAGGTTTAGGCTTGACTGCATCAGAGCCTATCCCATAGCGGTACACGGCCACCATCACATTACCTGATCTGCGCCACTCTTGGATGTGGACCACACCTTGCACGCGCAGCTTGTTAATCAGTATCTGAGCTGACCTCTCGGTGCAGTACACCTTGGCGGCCACCTCTGGCGCTGTGCAGCCGACACGCTGAAGCAGATCGATGATGCGTGGCAGCCTGACAGACTTCATTTGTTGAGATGCTCGCGTCTTGCGTGGCGCTCTGCTTCTTCTTTGTCGGTGAATATCAAGCCGCAACGCGTGCAGCGGTAGCTCTTGCCTTGGTAGACAGTGGTCTGCTTATCGGGGTGCTGGCCGCTGACTTTGCCAGTGAATGTGCGAATAGTTTCAATCATTTGGCTTGTCCAACCTTGCGCGTGAGTAGACAGTGATTTGCTGCTTTTCATGCAAACCGATCTTGGCCTGCGCCGCCTGTCCCCATGCTCTGCCTTGCGCCAGCATCTTCAATTCCTTATCGCGTGTCCAGATCGATGGTGTGCCGTCACGCCAGTCGAATGCGTTCTTCTTCTCAGTCATTGCTCTTCATCCTCATGATGGTTTAATCTTTCCTCTAATCGTTTGATGCGTTTTTCGTTGTACTGGACCACACTGACGGCATACTCCACCGCTGACTCGGCATCCAGTTTACGCAACTGAGCTTCTTGCAGCTCTTTAAGGATCACCTCGCGTATGGTCCTTGTCTTGACCAAGTCCTTGAGATACCTGACTGTCAACTCTTTCCAGTTCATTGGACTCCTCGCATTTCCCAACCAAGCAGGAAGTAATTCCAACGAGTTTGCAGGGCAAGTACGTTGTATCTGCCTTTTGTTTCGCTGAAGTCTGTATAGCCTTTGGCTCGCATCATTGCTTCAAAGACTTGCTGTGCTTTGCTCACTTCTTCTTCTCCTTAATCTCTTTCTGAATGCCTGCGCTCATTTGCAGGAACATCCGCATCCACTTGACACCGCCAAGCCTTACATATTCGGCGTATTCGGATTGGGTGAGGCGCAAATTGACTGCGCGTCCCATTTCTGTCTTCTCTTTAACCATCAATCAACCTCGCATTGCAACAAAAACCAAACAAAGCAGCACAGTGTGCCAAGCACCACAGCAACGCCAAACAAGGCGATCAGAAAGAAGATCAGGGCTGTTTGCATAACTTGGCCTCACTTGGTGGTAGCCAACCAAAGCGCCGCCAAGTGGCCTGCACATCGGTTGGCTTTGCATACTTCAACTCTTTGGCGTAGGCACTTGGGAGCGTCACTTTTGTGCCTTGTGGGGGACGCCAATCGCCTCTCATTTGGACGCCGCCAGTAGTTCCATCTCGGCGTCCTTGAGGCGATCCTTGATGCACTTCATTTCGTAGTCGAGCTGATCGAGCTGGCGCTGCATACGCTCGCGGGTGAATCTCTCAGCGTGCGCCCATCCGATTACGGCGCCACAGTGGACTGCTTTGTTGATGAGCTGCACGATCTCGGCGCGAGTCATCACGCCAATGGCAGTCTCTTTGGGGGGTGAGAGGCGCAGTACCTCGGCATCAATTTCGTCTTGCATCTTTTTGCTCATGCTGACCACCATCCGGCGAGTAAGAGGGCAAAGCCAACGCCGATAGCGATGGCGGTGAGGAAATCAAGGGCAGAGTCAGCGCGGCGATCTAAGCGCCTTGCTTGCTCTTCCATGTAGGGGTGCTGGGTGTGGTTCATTTGAGGTGTCTCCTTTGGTTATTTGCGTGTCACTTTGACACATTTGCCATTACGAACAGTCTCACCGCAATAGCGTCCTTTGTATGTCACTACATAGCCACCAACATACATTTTCTTGAAGTGCAATCTTGCTTGGGCATAACGAGTAGCAACGATGGTGTATGTAATGTCGCCAGTGTTGAAGTCGAAGTGATATTGCATTTTGTTGTCCCGTTGCGTTGTTGATGGATGAATCATATCATAGATGACTAACTCGTCAACAACTATTTAATAAACCCTACAAACTAGTCAACTATTATTCTTGTAAACTCAGCATCGGCGGTGTTTTCAAGGTCACCGCCAGTTGCCTTTTAGGGGATCGGTTCGCGCTGATCCCCTTTTTTTGTCTTAAACTTGACCATCTCCACAAAACATGGTTAACATCTTACACATGAAAACGATTTCACAAGAAGCACTCCACGCCATACGATCTA